AACGGGTTATATCCACATTTTATAGATGAACAGCAAAGCTATTTCCTGCTTGCTTTAAAGGGTGACAATGACCCGAATATTGGTGGTGTTTGTATAGTGGCCAACAGGCGTTCTGGAAAGACCGAGGTGGCTATGTGCAAGGTATATCACCGAACGATAACACACAAGAATCACTATACAGGTATTCAGTCTAAAAAATCGGATGATGCGAAGGGAATTTTTATTAAAATTGTCAAAAGGTGGCGTAAGATGCCCTCTTTTATACGACCTATTGATAACGGTTTTTCTGACCCTCGTACGGAGTTATCGTTTACTGCTCCTGCCACTAAAAGCGTTAAGAAGGAAGATAACCAGCATGAGCAAGTAGTCCTTGAATCAAAGATTGACTACAGGTCATCAACGGTAAATGCCTATGACGGTGAAGAGCTTAATGACTACCTGGTAGATGAATTTGGCAAGTGCGAAGAGGTAGACGTGCAGGAACGCCACCGGGTACATAAGTACTGTCTGACAAAAGGGTCAACCATTCAGGGTAAGGCTTTCTATATTACTACCGTCGAGGAGATGACCAGAGGTGGTGGTAAAATGGCAAAGGAACTATGGGACGAGTGTTCACTGCTAACAATGGTATTTGGCAGAACCAAGTCACTGATGATACGGTATTTCTCTTCAGCTGCCAAAGGCTATCAGGGCTTTCACCCTATTACAAAAGAGTTCTTTATTGATGAATATGGTTACTCAAAGATTGACTTTGCTACAAATTATATCTTATCAGGATGGGAAGGTCTGCCAGAGAACCTGCTTATTGCCGAGCAGCAGAAGAATCCGCTTACAGAAGCTCATGCCTTTTCGATGGCAACATCAAACTCTCAGCTACCCCTAGATATAGTCCTTAAAGTTAAGGAAGAGTTAGAGATCAGAAACATAACCGACCCTGCCTCAAAACCACGTAGGGTAGACTTCTACAGGGAGCTTGACGGAACGGTTAAGTGGAGAGACAATGCCAAGCATGGCAAGTTCCATGTCCTTTGGGATTTTCAGTATCCAGCTGAGGCTAATAAGTCAGGTGTAGCAGGAGGGCATACCGTACCTGTAAATACCCATAGGTTTAGTATAGGCGTTGACCCCTTCGGCTCAAACATGACAGTAGGTAAAGGCTCTAACGGATGTATCTATGTGTTCATGAAGTACAATGATAAAGACCCCGAGAACTCCTGCAAGCCGATTGTAAGATACTGCTACCGACAAAGGGAAAAAGATATGATGCACGAGGACGTGCTTATGCTATGTGAGTACTTCTCCTGTGAGGCAAACTATGAGAGTGACTTTGATGACTTCTATGAATACTTTAAGTACCAGGGTAGGCTTAAATTCATCATGCGTAGGCCAGAGTTCACAAAGGATAAGAACAAGAAGAATAGGAATGAAGGAAAGTGGTACGGCACACCCTCTAAAGACCCCTTTGCCCTGAACGCACAGCTAAAAGTACTTATCACCTATATTATCCACCACTGCTATAAGATAGAGTTCATGGAACTGCTGGATGACTTCCTAGAGTATGACCACTATGAGCGTACACCTTTTGATGATACTGTTGCTTTCCAGATGTCCCTGTTAGGAGGAATAGATGCACCGACACCTAAGAATGTCAAGGTAGATGCTAAAAAACCATTACTTATGAAAGTCTATAACCTGCATAAGACCTTTGGCTTACATTAAATAAAAATAATTATATTTGTATGTCTAAATTAAATTATGTATAGCGCTATAAATTTTCCCGACCCTAACGCAACTGATAGTGAAAAAGATACCATTGAGTACGGTCAGAAATTAGCTGCTGCCATATTTGCACGCCATAAGGGTACGTCAAATGTTGGGTGGGTAACGTTGCAGAAACGCTATAACATTGCCCGTTCATACGGTCAGGGTACGCAGTCTATGTCAAGCATCATGAATCAGCTAGAGATAGATGGAAGGGAGTCATTTGTAAACATTGACTTTCAACCAGACGCTATCGGCAATAAGATTAAGAATGTACTGGTAGAAAATTTAATATCACAGAATGAAAAGGTAGTATGCTCAACCCTTGACCCTTGGTCAGCAACGATGAAGGAGAAGGAAAAGCAGGATGCACAGTTCCGTATGCAGAATATGGATAAGCTACAAGCACTGGCCCAGCAAACAGGCATACCTTTTCATGAACCACATAAGCAGACCCCCGCTAGTCAGCAGGAACTTGACTATTACTTTGACTTTGGCTTTAAGCTAGACCAGGAAATATTCATGGAGCAGGGCATTGATAAGGTACTTACTGATAGTAACTGGGAGAACATCAAGGCGATGTTAGCAAGTGATCTGGTAGAGACGGATGTGATTTTCACAAAGGTTTTCTATGACCAGAACAAACGGCTAAAGATCAAAAGGTGCAAGCCAGAGAACTTGGTGGTCACGTATTCTGAATTACAAGACTGTTCAGATGCTTGGTATATAGGCGAGGTAGTACCTTATAAGATAGCTGATGCAAGACGAAAATGGCCAAGAGTTGCCGAAGAAAAATGGCATGAGTGGGCGAAATCATGTCCGAATGTATTCGACAACCCAAGTAGTATGCTTGACACTGGATGGAATACCAATTACAATAATTCAATATCACGTCCTTACGATGATTACACCATACCTGTCTACGATTTATCTGTTAAACTGATTCTGGGTATATCGTTTGAGACAGGCAAAGATAGATATGGTAAGACAGCCATAAACGAGAATGGAGCAGAAAAGAAAATACAGCTATCGAATCCTGAAACTGTTTCCAGGTCTTATGAGTCACGATACGACCTATGCTTTGTTGCAGGCGGTGATTTATCTAAAGCTGGCGTACTCACTTGGTCAAAAGCTATTAACCAAGTTAGGAACCCTGATTCACTCGAAGAAGTAATACACCCTTACGCACTATACTTACCCAACAACTACCACATGACAGTAAAGAGTATCATGGAAAAGATGATACCCTGTATTAAGGCTGCCGAGATTGCCTATGCCAATAAACAGCTATTAATGGCAAACCTGCCACCAGATCTTATCTTCTATGACCTTGATGCTATCGAGGGTGTAGACTTAGGCCAGGGAGCAGGCGCATTAGCACCACTGGAATATGTGAAGTTAGTAAAGCGTACAGGAGCTGTCTTTGGCAGGTCTCGTACGGAGTCAGGAGATGAAAAGTTTGGTCCACCCATAACACAGCTTGCTTATAACTTTGAGTCAAAGCTGAATGCTGCTATCACCGACTACAACTTTGAGATAAAGCGCATGAATGATATGATAGGATATAATGAGTTCTTAGAGGGTACAGGTTATAAGCCCCGTATGTCAGGAGATGTAGCCCAGCAAGCAGAGCAGTCATCTAACAATGCCACACAGCATTTATACAGAGCCTATACATCTGTTTTACGGCAAGCATCAAAAGTAGTCTCCCGCATGCTATGGGATAGGATTATGTTTGCCACTAACCCCAAAGATGAATATATACTGCTCTTCGGAATTGATAGAGTTAAGAACCTTAAAGAAAACGTAGGCAGTAATGATATTATGTTTGATATGTACTTAGATACAAGTATGTCTAAATCAGATCAGCAGGACTTACAGCAGGCATTAAATACAGCCTTACAGGAGCAGACGATTGACATTGACGATATATTCAAGATCAAACAGCTACGTAATTCCAAGCAGGCTTATCTCTATCTTAACCACTGTATAAAAGAGAAGGCGCAGGAGAAGCAGCAGCAAGACCAGCAGAATATGCAGAATACGGCACAGGCGCAACAGCAATCAGCACAGGTGACAAGCCAGTTGCAGCAGCAACTAGAGCAGTTAAAAGGCCAGATTTCTATGGCCAAAGAATCTCAGGCACAGTCAGCAGCTTTGCAACTAGCTACTATCAACAACATTGGTGCTATCCGTATTGCCTGCATTACAGCAGGCGTACCACTGCCAGCAGATATTCAGGCTATCGTTGAGAAAACATTCCTACAGCTAGAGTCTGCCGAAGTTCAGCAGGCATATCAGCATCTATTGCAGGCTGAGCAGGAAGAACAGCAGCAAGCACAAGCACAGGCACAGCAGCAACAAGCACAAGCTCAGCAAGGCGGTGGGCAAGACCCTAGTCAGGGACAAGACCCGTCACAGCAAGGTCAAAACCCTAATCAAGGGCAAGACCCGTCACAAGAAGGGCAAGACCCAAATCAGGGACAAGACCCTAGTCAACCACAAGACCCATCACAACAAGGGCAACCAGTTCAGCAGTAATATGCACTAAATAGAAATATAAATATTTAGTTGTATATTTGAGTAACAATTTTATGGCAGAAAATAACAATGAGATTTTCGAAGATTTTGTAAAATCTTTCAGCGAAGAGACAGAAGTAGCAGTAGCAGAACCAGTAGTTCCTGTTGCTGTAGAAACCCCTATACCTGTAGCCGAAGAAGTGGCTACTGAGGTTGATGAAGATTTAGACAGGTTCACCATTATTGAATCTACTACCGATGATGTACAGTCATCAGCACCCGTCACCCCAGAACCAGTACGGGAATCAGAGCCGTTACGTGAAGAGCGTAGAGAGCAAGCACCACAAGTGCAGGCAGAACCAGAGTTTGCCAATGAAGATTCCAAGCGTCTCTTTGAAATGCTTAAAGCAGGCAAGTTAGAGGAAGTCAAGGATATGCTTAACGCAAGCCTAGCTGATTACTCAAAACTAGCACCTATAGACAAAATTAAAGCACAGTTACGCAAGCAGTCACCAGACCTTGATGAAAATGACCTGAACGAATATATACAGGACAAATACCACCTATATGGTGAGGAGCATCAGGACTATGACGACAAAGCATCTCGTAAAGGCCGAGTAGCCCTAAAGATGGATGCTTCACAAGCACAGGCATTCTTAGAAGGCACAAAGAAGCCCCTATCGATACCTGAGCAGTTTAAAACGGCACAAGGAAGTGTAAATAATGAAGAAGTGATCAGCTCATACCTGAAAGGCGAGGAAGCAAAGATGGTAGAGTCACAGAAGGCTGCAAGTATCACATGGCAACAAACGGTTGACAAGGAGCTTTCAGTAATACCACCAATGAGGTTTAAGTTATCGGACAACACGGAAGTTGAATATAATTTATCTGAAACGGAAAAAAATCAGTTAAAAACAAATTTACGTAGTGCGAATATCTCGTCAATCTTTAATGAACTAGGATGGGTAGATAAAGATGGTAAAGAAAACCTTCTGAAACTTGCCCATGATATGTACCTGGTTAAAAACAAGGACACAATCATACGTGCTGCCACAAAACAGCAGGCCGTAGCTGAAAAGCTAAAGATGGTAAAGACACTCAACAACGTGAATTTGGAAAGAACTTCTCCAACTGGAACGCAATCGACTGATGAAGAAGAAGCATCCAGAATGGAGGACATGTTTTTAAACAACAAACGTTAATCCCCTAACAAAAAATGGCACAATTTCCCGCAGGTGTAACCACAGGCACAACTTTAAGGACGACCCTTATAAATGATTTTAACATCATCCGTCCGAACGCATACCCAAAGCTGATCCGTAAATACGGTATGCAGAATTATACCATGATCCAGCAAGGTCTTGGTAATATGAAGCTAGCTACTGATAACAAGATGTTCTTTCACTATGAAGATAGAAGTAAGAATCATTTTTCAGTAACAGCAGTTTCAGCAGTAACAGTAGCAGCAGGCGCACCTGCAACCATTACAATCGGTGCTTCTGATATTTATGACGGTAAGTCAGCAATCAGACTGAACGAGCAGGTACAGAATCTATACACAGGTGTATATTCTACGATCACTGCTATCAACACATCAGTTCCAGGAGCATATACTGCTACCCTAACCCCCCTAAGAGCCTTAGACAATGCGTCGGTATCTGTAGGAGACACGTTAGGATTTAGAGGTATTCTTGATGTTGGTGAGCAGTCAGGATTACAGGCAACACAAGAGAAGCTATATAACAAAATTGTCAACTACACGACAGAAATTCGTGATGACTATATTATATCTGACCTTGCCCTGAAAGAAAAGATTGACTTCGTAGACCCAAAGACAGGTCAGAGTTACATCAAGTATATTGCAGTAGATAACCTTACCCAGCGTTTTGTAAACTATGTAGACTGGAAGTTGATGTTTGCCCCACAAGGTGATGCAACACAGCTATTAAATGGAGCAACAGGTTCCGAGGGTGTTATTCCACGTATTCAGCGTGACGGTGGTTCACTATCTTATGGTACGTTTAACACTGTAAACACACTGGCACAGATCACCAGATACTTGGATGCTGAAGGTGGAGCAAATGAGTATGACTGGCTATATGATACCGATCAGGGTATTGATATTCAGAATGGTATTGGTACAGAATTTCAGAATGGTGCTATCCTGTACGATCAGTCAGGAGCAAACCAGATAGATATTCGTAGAAACTTCCAGTCACTATCCTTATTTAACCGTAAGGTGAACTTCAATAAATATGCAGGCTTTAACCAGTCTACTGTTTATGGTGTGGCTAACGAAGGAACCTACTACCAGAACTTTGGTATCTTGATTCCACAAGATTCAATGATCGATGCAAAGACTTCTGAGTCTATCCCTTCTTTCTGTGTACGTACCTTTGGTGGACCAGATGGCGGTGATGGTGAGATTAAGACAACTTACGCAGGTATGTTTGCTCCTACCAACCAGACTCCTACAGCTAACTTGACCGTATCAATGATTACGTACAAGGGTGTTCAGGTGTTTGGCGCACAACGTTACCTTATCGTTCAAAAATAAGCATTACAGATTAGGGGGCTAAAAACCCCCTAGTTTTTTACTAATAAAGAAAAGATGGAAGCAGTAGGTATAAACCTAGAAAAAGAAAAGAAAGGCGCATTTGGTAGACCACTAAAAGAGGAAGCCCCAAAGAAGTCTAAAAAGACCTTAGCTATTTACGATGCCGATACAGAAGGTGGCGAGATGGTGATTTATGAACTTACCGATAAAAGCCGTTACAAGCAGATTCTTGCCTGTGAGAGTGAAATATTTAATGGTAAAAAGAGAGAAGTAATCAGGTACATTCCTGGGTTCAGTTCTATTCATGAAGTAGATCAGATAGAAGAAGGTGGTAAGGATGTTAAGAAAACAGCAGTAGCCTTTGACATTACTTTTTTAAATGGTGTGCTAAGGGTGAATAAGAATAACCCTATCCTGATAGAGTTTCTTGATGCACATGACTCAAATGAGGATAATCATAACCGTATTTCAAAGAAGATGCCAGTCTTTAGGAAGTACGATGTGGCAAAGAAAGAACTACTAGACCTTGATAATTCTAAGGAGCGGTTTAAGGCTATGAGTTATGCTATGGAATGTGATACCGATGAACTGTATGCTAAGGCATGGAGTATGGGTATAGACATCAAAAGATCAGAAGATAGAGTACGTTCAAGTTTTGTGTTACTTGCAGAATCTGACTATAAAAAATTTAATAAACTTAGAAAAGACAATACTTCGGAAGCAAATTATTGTGTATATTTAGGCTTGCAAAAAGATATTATTGAACTGCGTAATGGTGCTATATACTGGGCTAAATCCCCAGAGTCAGCACCTGTAGTTCTGATACCACCAGGAGCAGACCCTGTATCACATGCAGGCCGATGGGCAGCAGCAGATGAAAGAGGAAAGGTATTCCTGAACTTGCTTAGCGAGTTACTGGAAGCATAAAATAGATAAGAAAGTTTCTTGGTTTGGGCGCACAGGTTTAAAGCCCCTGTGCGTTTTTTTTTGTATCTTTACAATTACAGATATTTAAATTTAATGACGATAGACCAAGTATATCAGCAAGTACGTTTTCTGCTTCGCAAGAATCAGCAGGGGTCTATTCGTCCGACACAGTTCAACAGCCTTTGGGCAGCAGCTGAGCGTTCAGCCTTTAACGAATATCTAGGCAGGCCACAGGCAGATGAATCAAAGACAGCTACCTCAGCAGTAGCCCTAGACAAGTCACAGCGCATGACAGACTCCCTGTTACCGTTCGTGCGTACTGTTCCTCTAACACAGTTACCAGATGGTACAGCCATACTGCCACTAGGCTATTACTATATTGACACAATCACCCCACAGGTATACCCTAATGCTATCCGTAAGATCAAGTATATCCAGCATGATGCTGTAAATACTATCCTGTCGAGTTCCATTATTGCCCCCGATCAGAACCATATTTTTTATACTGAGTATCCAGGAAAGATCAAGATTTGGCCTAACCCTGCACCTTTATTAAACTGTACGTATATAGCAAGTCCTGTGTATGGGTTCTGGGGATATACGTTAGACCCCGTTAGTGGAATGCCAGTATATTCTCCTACTCTATCTTTAGACCCTCAGTGGTATGAGATGGAGATTAACCACATCATAGATATTGTTATCGGCATGTTTGGTCTTGCAATGAAAGACCCTAGTTCCGAGCAGTACGCAAACCTTAAACTTAAAACAGGCGACTAATGACAGCATCAGCAGTAGCAGAAGAAATCTTCCGTATGTACTACAAGTTTGCTCCCCAACAGGACAGCGACCTTGACGAACGTGACGTACTATTTCATGTGTTCAACGGTGCTTGCAAGTACGCTGTCACAGATGCACAAGTAAACCAGAAAGCAGATGAAGGATATTACAGCAACGACCAGTTTTACCTTAAGTACACACTTCCAGTACTTACCGACGTCGGAGGAAGATTTTACATCACCCTTCCTTCTGCTCCCGTCAGCCTGGCAGGAAACAGAGAGATCGACCACGTTTACTTCCCAGGAGCGAACTGTAGTGCAATATTCATATCTGCCAAACAGCGATCTTACCTAGCAAACCTGCCTAAAATTCCAGGCATACAGTGGTACTTGGATAATGGCAATATGTACTTCAATAAGAACGGACTTGCAAAGCAGTTAGGTCTTGTAAGTTTCAACATCATTTGTGCAGGTAGTAACCCCCTTGCTGAACTGAATTTACCTGCTAACTACATACCACTACTTGTACAGGATATTGTAAAGATGCTACTGGTAGAAAAAGGATTACAAGCTGATTTAAGCAACGATAAAGTAGACAACTAATGAGAGTACCACTAGCGCAAATTGTATCACTCTACCTATCAGAAAACGATACATCAAGCCATGCCTATCAGCGTATCTATACCATAGCCCAGAGAGGCAGACTAGACCTTGACATGGATGTTACAGGCAGGCTAAATACGGTAAACATTGACATAAACTTTAATAAGACAGGCTCCCTGCCACCAGACTTTATCAATTACGTAAGGGTAGGTCTGGTAAACTCCAACGGGGAGATTGAATCACTATCATACAACCAGAACCTAACAGCCTTTAAGGGACTTGACTACGACAGGTTAAACAATAGCTTCATAGTAGCAGACCAGAATATATACAATGCTACAGTCTACCCAAACCAGACAGCAGGGGTAAACATAGTAGGAACTTTTCAATCTCTAGGAGTAGGTAGTGCGCCAACTTCACGAGCAAACTTCAAGATCGACAAGCAGGCAAATATCATTATGCTTAACCCTACCGCAACTACTCAGACAGTTGTCATGGAGTATTTGTCATCAGGAAAGGATGATGTCACCGAAGAAAGTATCTCCATAGAAGCTCAGGAAGCATTACTTGCTTGGTGCGGATGGAAAGATATTCAAGGGAAGAAAGGGCCTGCAAATGCAGTAATGATGCTACGTAAAGAATACTATAACCAGAAGCGTATAGCTAAAGGCAGACGTAGTGGTATGCAGCTACACCATATCAATGAAGCAGTACGGGAAACAACCATGAAAGCCATAAACTACTAGTATGGCACAGATACGACCAGATGTAAAGAAGAACTTTCTAGGCATAGACTCAGATCACTCAAACGATTTGTTTCCTCCTAACAGCCTTCTTGATGCACTGAATGTACGGTTACATGATAACTCCACAGGTGGTAAGCTGAACGTAACGATTACGCAGGGAAACATGCTTGTAGACACAGCAAGCATTGCATCAGACGGTATCAACTACCTAACTATTGGCTGTTTTGAACAGCAGTCTATGGGTAAGATGTACTATTTCAACCACCACCTGACAGGCACAAATGACGGTATCTATGAACTAGATATGAATACCCTTGCCATAGTTGCTGTCTTGCAGGGGCCAATACTGAACTTTTCAATAGCCGTTATAGGTAGTGTAAATATTATCGATAACAAGATGATTTTGTTCAGTGATAATGTCAACCCACCACGACTGATAGATATAGCACTGGCAAAGCAAGGGTATTATACTACCCCTCAGAGCATTATGCTTATAAAAGCACAGCCACAATATGTTCCAGGCTATGCCGACCTTGACTATACCCAGAATGGTAATCCTGTTTCAGCAGCTCCGACTTATATATCTAATAGTTTAATCAATGCCAATAACTTAAAGAAACAGCTATTCCAGATTAAATACAGATACCAGTACGAAGATAACCTGCACTCAGCATGGTCAGGAGCATCACGTACTCCGTTACCACTTAATGAGAATAGTAACATAGTAAATACAGTAAACACCAATAACAATGGTATAAAGTTCACTTTCTTTACAGGCAATAGATACGTACGTAAGATAGACTTTGCTTATTCAGCAGATGGCCTGAACTGGGCAATATTTAAGACTGCTGATAAGGTGCTAGATAGTATTCCAGACAATACCATTTGGGGTCAGGCACAATATACATCTAGTCTTACACCCTATCCTGATGATAAGTTTGTATTCTTCAATAACAACATAGGCACACCTGTACCTATCATTGACACGTCATCAAACTTCGATGATGTACCCTTTACTGTAGGAGCATCTAGTGTTGCCAATGGTAATACTATTCTTCTAGGTAATGTTACCAAAGGCAGACCAAACCTAAACAATGACGTAGATAGTAATGGTAACCCTATTACTATGAATATAAACTTAAGCACAACACCGACAACGCTTGTGGCATCACAGCCGTTTATCATGTTTGTACAATTAATATATCTTCAACCTGGTGGATATTTTAATAATTATTATATACAGCTAACTGGAACACCTAGTATTGGTGATAAAGTAGGCTATGCGATTACCAATGGAAGTAGTACAAATAGTTATTTTTATACCGTAGTAGCAGGTGATACGTTAATATCTATTGCAAATACTTTTGTTACTCTTATAGGAGGTTTTCCTTATTCATCTTTATTTTCTACAAGTCCTTGCGTAATATTACATGCCATAGATAGTAACTGGGGATTTGTCGCACCTGGACCTAGTGTAAAACAAGGGCCTAATACAAAAACTTTTTATCCTTCACAATTTGCTTATAAGGATGCTAACAGGTACGTGTTTGTACTTAGTTACAAAGATGAATTTGGCAGAACTGGTGCAGCACAACAGGATACTTCTTTTAAAGTAACAGGCTTTAACTCCACAGTAAATACGCCAACGCTAGATACAACAGGAGGTGCATTAAGCAATATTAACTGGAATATATACCATAACCCCCCTGCTTGGGCTAGGTACTATAGCTGGGGAAGGTCAACAAGACTTAAAGATCAAAGTTTTGTTCAGTGGTTTACAAACAAAATAGAAGCAAGCGATAGTAATAAGAACGAAGTAAAAGTATTTGTTGACGGTATCAGGCTATCAGGTATAGGAAATGGAGTACGAAATACAGATGGTACAATATCTAACAATTCAGGAACATTACCAAATTCGGTTATTAAATACAGCTTTACGGTAGG